TCGCATTGCAAGACTCTGGTCAAGTTATCTCGATGTACAAATCGAGCCAAACCAAGTCGCAATCTGCATGGCACTCGTCAAAGTCGCACGGATCCAAGAAAGTCCTCACCACGAGGACTCTTACAAGGACTGCGCAGCTTACATTGCAATCGCTGGACAAATTTCATCAACTGATTGGGATGACCTTGACAGTTACTAGAACAAAGTCAGGCATCTGGTGTGATTACTGCAAAGCACACTATGGAACAGAGTTTGAAAAGGGAAGAAGGCAAGCAGTCTGGACTGTTGTCAGTGTTCACCCTAAGTCAAAGAATGAGAAAAGGCACTACTGTTTCGACTGCGCGGTCGAAGTCTCCCTATGGCCAGACGGCACACATTGGCCTCTTACTGAGCAGGTCGATTCACTACTAAGCCAAGAGGAGTTACCAAGTGGCATTCAATCTTGAAGATTATGAAACATGTGAAGTAAGACTAGACAAATGGTGGAAGGATTATCCAGATGGTCGTATCGCGACTGAACTCATTTCGTTTCAAAATGGTCAATATATTGTTCAGGCATATCTTTATCGCACTTATCTCGATAGCGTCGCGTACTCCACAGGACTCGCTGAGGAGAAGGTTTCTGATCGCGGTGTCAATTCAACTAGCGCATTGGAGAACTGTGAGACTTCGGCAATCGCTAGATCGCTTGCAAACGCAAATTATGCAGCTAAGGGCAAACGCCCTTCCAGAGAAGAAATGACAAAAGTTGTACAACATCCTGTACCACTTGTAGTGGTACCAGAAGTGGATGCAGCATCGTTTGCATCGACGTGGGAAATCTACGGTGACAAGAAGGTCAAAGAACCAACACAAGCTGCACAAGCAATTGCATTGGTTCAAGCAGAACTAGGCGCGAAGCCAGTGCCAGTTGCACCTATGTGTCAGCATGGCGAAATGCAACGCAAGATTGGTGTCAATGCCAAAGGTGAGTATTCTGGTTGGGTGTGCGCAGCTAATGGCGCACCTAGAGCAGAACAATGTCCAGCCAAATGGGATAAAAAGTAACCACTCATGGGATATATCGAAGTCTTTCGCGACGGTGAGGACATGCCACCTATTGTCTTAGGTGACCATTACTTGAAAGATGTTGTACATGATCCATACGCTAAACCTGAGCAGTGGATTACATGTCAAATGTGTAACGTGCCAGTGCTCGTCACTGACATTCGGATTGACGTGGACTTAGATAATCCTGTCTACACAGTCTGGCAATGTGTCAAGTGTCATGCGGTCAATGGATGACTGCATACATGCCTGTAGCACAAACGGATGATTGGGCTACGCCTCAGTATCTATTCGATGAATGGAACAAGCGTTTTACATTTGTAACAGATGCTGCGGCTTCTAGCACTAATCACAAGTTATCTCAATGGTTCGGTCTTGACCATCCAGATGAGAACAGGCGTGATGGTTTAGAAGGGCAATGGCTAGGCAACACATGGATCAATCCACCTTACGGTAGAGGAATTATCAACTGGTTGGAGAAGGCACACCTTCACGACAGTGCAGTTGTGTTGCTTTTACCATCTAGGACTGACACAAAATGGTTTCATGATTATTGCTTGACTGCTACTCAGTTGCATTTCATTCGTGGTCGAGTAAAGTTTGGGTCAGGCAAGGCCAGCGCTCCATTTCCATCTATGGTGGTAGTGGTTAATGGCTAGTCAAAGCAGAAAACATCGTGGCTATCGCACACAGCGAGTAGTTGCACAGTATCTGGCTCAGTGGTGGGAACATGCTGAGTCAGCTGGGGCTGGAAGGCAGGGCAAGGATGTCACTGGGGTTCCGTTCGACCTCGAAATCAAAGCTCGCACTGCTTTCCAACCTAAGGCATGGCTAGACCAAGTCAAACAACGGTCGGTTGTTGGGGAATTGCCGATTGTTGTTATGCGGTTCAATGGACAAGGGGAAGTTGCATCGGAGTACGGGGCAATGCTTCGATTCGATGACTTGGTCTCGCTATTGCTGAAAGCAGGATACGCAAAAGAATCATTACAAATCGACAGATGCAATATGTGCGGTGGATGGATGACTGCAATATGTAGCACATGTAGAATAGAGGATGAAAGAAATGCCAGTCTATGAATACAAATGTATGTCATGCAATAAGACAAAGGAAGTTACACGATCCATCACTGATTTAGGTGAAGCAGTTTATTGCAAGTGTAAGTCCGTAATGATTCGCCTATACCAACCAACAGCTGCAATCTTCAAGGGCAAAGGATGGGGTAAAGATAAATGAAGATACTCAATCTGTATGCCGGTATTGGTGGTAATCGCAAGTTATGGGGTAATGAGCATGAAATTATTGCGGTTGAGTTTGACCCTCGCATAGCCAAGGTTTATTCCGACATGTTTCCCGAAGATAACGTAATTGTTGGGGATGCTCACGCTTATTTACTTGAGCATTTCGAGCAGTTTGATTTTATCTGGTCAAGCCCACCCTGTCCTAGTCACTCGAGACTTCGTAGGCATGTATCTATGAATAACGGATCCAAAGCAGTTTATCCAGACATGAAGTTATATGAAGAAATCCTACTCTTGAGCAGCTATTACAAGGGTTACTGGGTGGTTGAGAATGTAATCCCGTATTATCCATATCTAGTTGAACCGCGCATTATCTTAGGCAGACACCCTTATTGGAGTAACTTTGACATTGAACCTAAAGACTTTAGTTCAGATGGCATTATTAACAATGGTGTAACTCAGACATTAGAAGCCAAATATGACTATAACCTTGCTAACCATGAATTACCTGATAAAAGAAAAGCATTACGCAATGCAGTCAATCCAACCATGGGGCTTCATATACTAAATTGCATTCCAAAGGTAGGTAAAGATAAATGACACGAAACTCCCAAGATTCACGCTCTAACTTGACACGAGCAGTACGCTATAACTCGCTAGCGAGCGGCTTCAGCCGACTGCTCGCGACCGCTAGTTTAGCTATTGGGGCAGGTCTATGTTTGCCAGCAGCAGCTGTCGCACCATATGAGCAGATGAGTGCAAAGCAGTATGCAAAAGCACAACTAACTAAAGACCATTACAAATGTATATCTAAGTTATATGGAAAAGAAAGTGCATGGCGCGCTGATGCGCGTAATGGCTCACATCATGGTATCCCTCAGGGTAGAAGTGAGTACTTGGCTACAGCTACACCACATCAACAGATAGACTGGGGATTGGCTTACATAGCACATCGTTATGGCAAGGTAGATGGGCAACCAGATACATGCGCTGCCTTAGATCATTGGAAGAAATACAATTGGCATTAGAATATAAAGACACACTCATAGAAGAAGAGCGATGCTCTTGTTACTATGGTGGTTCATGTCCTACTGATTATGTACATATAGAAGATAACAATGTCACTAAAAAGTAATGACCCTAGAGATAGTAGAACGTGGCGTAAGTTGCGTCTTGTTATCCTTGCTCGTGATCAGTGGACTTGTCATTACTGTCAGCAACCAGCTACATCTATTGACCACGTAATTCCAGTGAGTCAGGCACCAGACCAAGCACTGAATCCTGAGAACTGTGTCGCTGCTTGCAAGCGATGCAACTCATCAAAGGGATCACGCTCAGCAGGTGTTTTTTTAGCACCAGCGTTCACCCCCCCTGTCTTTCCAGTCTCCGCCTCCCTAACACGCTCGAAGGTTCACCAAGACAGTCCATTTACTGCCCGACCTAACCCGAGTTCATGACGAATAAACCCAAGAGATCCAAGAAACTGCTGGGGGCAACAAAACCGAGGCTCTACACGCCATTTCTCACAGGCAAAAACAAATTACAAGATGTCAAAGATTTATGCACCATAGTTGGGATTGATTTACTCCCATGGCAGGAATATGTGTTAAAAGACATACTGACAGTTGATAAAGCTGGACTTTGGATACGCAAGACCAATCTCATCCTCGTAGCACGTCAAAATGGCAAGACTCACCTTGCTCGTATGCTTATCTTGGCTCATCTCATCAAATGGGAGACAAACGTTCTCATAATGTCTAGTAATAGATCCATGGCCTTGGATACGTTTAGACAGGTCACAGAACTCATTGAAGGCAATGACCATCTCAAAGGATTCGTGAAACAGATTCGATACGCAAACGGTACCGAGTCAATTTTGATGCATTCGGGCGCTCGTCTTGATGTTGTTGCATCAACTCGTGATGGTTCTCGTGGTCGTACTGTCAATGGCTTGTTATTTATTGATGAGTTACGCGAAATCGATGAAGAGGGCTATAGAGCTGCAATGCCTACGACACGAGCACATGCTGGTTCTCATATACTCTTGACAAGTAATGCTGGAGATGCGTTTAGCAAGGTTCTAAACGATCTAAGAGAAAGAGCGCTAGACCATCCACCTAAGTCTTTCGGATTCTATGAATACTCAGCGCCACAGTATTGCAAGATAAATGACAGAGCTGCGTGGGCGCAGGCAAACCCTGCACTTGGCTACACAATTACAGAAGAAGCGATTGAAGAAGCAATATCAACTTCACCGATAGAAAACACTCGTACTGAGACGCTATGTCAGTGGATTGACTCCCTAAGCAGTCCTTGGCCTCATGGCGTACTTGAAGAGACAAGCAATAGCGAATTGACTATAACTCCCGGCGCTTTGACTATGTTTGGCTTTGATGTTTCGCCTAGCAGAAGAAACGCATCCTTAGTTGCTGGTCAGATGATGCCAGATGGCAAGATTGCTATTGGAATACTTGAAACCTTTGAATCACAGGTTGCAGTTGATGATCTAAAGATTGCAGCTAGTGTAAAGGGTTGGGCTGACATCTATCGGCCTCGCATGGTCTTGTTTGACAAGTACACAACTGCCACAATTGCTGAGCGCCTAGCCAATGCAGGAGTCGTCACGCAAGACTGTTCAGGCCAGCAGTTCTACCAAGCATGTGGAGACTTACTTGATGGCCTTGTCAATCATCGCGTGGTTCACAATGGTCAAGACGAACTTATCCAACAATTTCAAAATTGCGCAGCTAAGGTGAACGACTCGTCTTGGAGAATTGTCAAACGCAAGAGCGCAGGAGATGTATCAGCGCCTATCTCCATTGCAATGGTTGTGAGCCAGTTGATGAAGCCACAATCTGTACCACAGATTTATACTTAGACACGCGAATGGTATTTGTCTAATAACTTGACAAATGGTATCCTTTCTGTCTATGGGTATATTTTCGCGTGGTGAATCAATCAAACCAAAAACTGACATCTTGGCGCAGTATGCCCCACAAGTTATCAACACGCCACTTCTCACTTCAATCGTTCCTGCTCAATCGATTACAAGAGAACTGGCCTTAGAGATTCCGTCAGTGGTTCGTGCTAGGAACCTAATCTGCTCAACAGTTGCAGCAATGCCTTTAGAACTTTATCGCAAGTCCACAGGTGAAGAAATCGGAAAGCCTGTATGGATGGATCAACCAGCAGCTAACCAACCACGCAGCGTCACCATTGCTTACACAGTAGATAGTTTGCTTTTCTATGGTTGGGCTCTATGGAAAATTACAAGTCGGTATCAGGAAGATGGCAGACCAGCATCTTACGAGTGGATTCCTAACACGCGCGTAACTCCTTATTATTCAGGCGATGGACACCTCATTGAAGGTTATTATATTGACCAAGAGTTTTACACCAATGACGATGTAGTAACTTTTCAATCACTCAATGATGGAATCCTTACAACTGGCGCAAGAGTTCTTCGTGGCGCACTAGATTTAGAAATTGCAAGCGCTAACAGTGCAGCTACTCCAATGCCTACAGGTTATCTAAAAAATACAGGTGCTGATTTAGATCCTAAAGAAGTTCAGGCTCTTCTTGCTGCTTGGAAGATGGCTCGCACAAATAGAAGCACTGCTTACTTGACATCAACTCTTGAATATGCAGCAACATCTTTCACACCTAAAGACATGATGTATAACGAAGCAAAGCAAGATTATGCAACACAGATTGCTCGCCTTTGCAATGTTGATGCTTTCTACCTTTCAGCAGATGCTAACAATTCAATGACCTACTCCAATTTATTGGATTCTCGCAAACAGTTCGTCTCGCTAACTTTGCAGCCTTTCATTTCTGCAGTGGAAGATAGACTCTCAATGAATGACGTTACTGCAATGGGTAACGAAGTTCGTTTCGATTTAGACAAGTCATTCCTTCGCGCTAATCCAATGGATGAATTACTTGTGATTGAAAAGATGCTTGCACTAGGGCTTATCACAGTTGAACAAGCAATGGAAATGACTGATCTAACTCCTAACGGAAGCAATGGTATGTAATGGAAAATAACATCATCACATTCTCAGCTGACCTTACTGCCAATGTTGCAGAGAGAACTATCTCTGGCAAGATTGTTCCTACAGGTACAGGCGAAATCGGGAATACAAGTGCAGGACGAGTAATCTTTGAAGCTGGTTCAATTCAGTTACCTGAAGATCCTAAGAAGATAAAGTTACTCAATCAGCACAATCCAAAAGACCCTCGTGGTCGCGCTTCATTCTTCAATGAAGTTGCTAACGATGGCATCTACGCATCTTTTGCTGTATCAAAGAGCGAAAAAGGAACACAAAGTTTGATTATGGCTGAAGAAGGACTCATCAGTGGTCTTTCAGTAGGCGTTGAAGTAATCACATCAAAGATGAAAAGTGGCGTTATGCATGTCAGCGCTGCCAAATTATACGAAGTCAGTTTAGTCACAGAGGCCGCTTTTAAATCGGCAATGGTGACTGAAATAGCTGCTGAGGAAACCTCAGTGGTAGAAATCCAACCAACAGAAAGCGAGACAGTCGTGGAGAATACTCCTGAGACAGTAGCGGCTCCAGAAGTTGAGGCATCGGCTGTAGAAGCTGCTCGCCCAACTGTTGCTGTTACAAACGTGCGCGAGCGCGTAGCACCAATCACATCTGCTCAATATCTTGGCGCATCCATCAAGGCTGCAATGGGAGATCACGATGCACGTCGTGTAATCGAAGCAGCAGATGATTCAACATCAACAAATACTGGCCTAACTTTGCCAGCACACCTTACAAACTTCGTAACAACAACATTCTCAGGCCGACCAGCCTTCGATGCTGTTACACGCGCTGGAACAGTTCCACAACTTTCATTCACAATTCCTAAGATGGGAACAGCACCAACATCAGCAGTAGTTGCTGAAGGTGCAGCACCATCTGAGACAGGAATGACTTCAACATACGACACAATCACAGCAAGCAAGTATTCATCAATTAACCGAGTATCTTTCGAGCTTCTTGATTTTTCAAATCCTGCATTCGAAACACTCTTGCTCAATGAAATGCGCAAGGGTTATGAGAAGGCAACTGACGCAGCACTTATTGCAGCGTTCACAACTTCAGGCGTTCAAGCAACTGGTGTAGCTGCAACAGCAGCAGGACTTCAGTCATTCATCGCTACAGAATCAGCAGCTGCCTACAAGGGTACTGGTGGAGATTATGCTCGCAAGTTGGTTGCTTCAACTGACCAATGGGCAGCAATCCAAGGTTATGCAGATACAACAGGTCGCGCACTTTACTCAGCTCAGAATGCAACATACAACGCATCAGGAACTGCAAGCGGTTCGAGCGTAGTCGGTAACATTCTTGGTACTGATCTAGTAATTGACCACAACATCACAACTTCAGGCATTATCGATGAGTCAGCGTTTCTTGTTGCTCCAGATTCTGTCTATGTTTGGGAATCACCAACAACAAACCTTCGCGTCAATGTTCTTACAACTGGAGAAGTTGAAATCAACATGTACGCATACTTGGCAATTTATGTTGCTAAGGCTGGCGCTGGCGTTCGTCGCTTCAACTACACAGCTCCGTAAGCAATAAACTAAGTCGCTCAGTAGGGGCATAGCCCTTGCCCCTACTGGGTCTTTAGAAAGGAAATCATGTCACTTACAACTGTTGCAGAACTCAAAGCGGTTCTTGGCGTTGGTTCCTTATACAGTGACGCAATTTTACAGGAAGTGTGTGACGCATCCGATGCAGTCCTACTTCCTATGCTCTGGACTCCTGTTCAATTCGCTATTGCTCATAGCAACGTGCCTAGCACTGGCACTCTTTATTTTGATATTCCTGTTACTGGTATTTTTTATGTTGGTGAGTCCGTAACTATTGCTAATGCTGGTACTAAGTACGCAGGCACTAAGACAATCACAGTAGTTGGTGAATACTCCATCTCAGTTGCTACAACTCACACAACAACAACTCCTAAGCATCCTATTGAGCCTTATGGCACTGTCACAGCTGAGACTTATACAGACTGGACATTAGACACAGCCATTCAAGAAGCATCACTCATGCTTTCAGTAGATATTTTTCAGGCAAGACAAGCCCCCGTTGGTGGGGTCGCTATCGATGGAAGCAATTCGCCTTGGCGCATGTCAAACAGCCTTCTTGCAAAAATCAGAGGTCTTATCGCTCATGCAATAGACCCTCGCAGTATGGTCGGGTAAATGCCGACACCAGCGATAACTACTCTTAGAACTACACTTGCAACTGCATTAGTAGATAACACACGTTGGGCAACTTACGCATTTCCACCTGCCACGATTACTGCCAACTCATGCATCGTTAGTCCTGATGATCCATACCTAACACCTAATAACAATTCTCAGATAACCATTTCACCTTTGGCTAACTTTCGCGTGATGCTGACGTGTCCTCTTTTCGATAACGAGGGGAATCTCAATGGCATAGAGGATTATGTAGTTACAGCTTTCAATTTATTAGCTGCTTCAACCTTGACCTATAACGTCGGTTCAGTATCAGCACCTAGTGTTCTCAATGCTGCATCGGGAGACCTTCTCAGCTGCGAGATGTCAGTATCAATCCTTACGAGTTGGAGTTAATATGCCAGATAACGACAAAGCAAACGCAGACTTTCTCGAAAAAATCGGGCAAGTAGCACCAGCACAAGCAGCACCAAAACCTACAAAGAAAGATGAGGAATAACCATGGCTCAAGGCCTAACCAATAAAGTCGGTTTCAAGGTAGGCGCATCTGATCCTGCCTCAATCGATCTCAGTGCGTATGTCACAAATTTTACATTGACGAGGTCTGTCGATAGTTTGGAAGTCACAGCAATGGGTGACACAGGTCACCGTTATGTTGCTGGACTCCAAAACAATTCAATCACAGTTGATCTAATCAATGATGACGCTGCAACAGCAGTGCTACAGACAATGAACACATTGTTTGCAACAAACGCTTATTTTAAGTGCGCACTTGATAAATCAGCTTCTGGTTCAGCTGCCAATCCATTTTACAGTGGCTTGATTCTTGTGGATTCGATTACACCAATTAACGGTGCTGTTCAAGACCTTGGAATACAGTCTTTGACATTCCAAGTATCAGGTGCAATCACAGTTGCAACAACGGGTACATTCTAAAAACTAAACAAAAAGGGGCATAGCATGGCAAAGTTGAAAATCACGTTCGTAGATGGAAAGGTGCTAGAAGGAGAAGTAACTCCACTCGTGGAGTACCTATTCGAGCAGCACTACAACATGGGCTTCCATAAGGCCTTCCGCGAGGAAGAAAAGCAGACGATGGTTTATTGGCTTGCCCATGAAATTGTCAAACGGTCGGGTGAACCTGTAGATGCAAAGTTCGAGAACTTTCTTACTACGTTGAAGAATGTGGAAGTACTGGACTCAGACCCTTTGCTATAGGGCGTGATTCCTTCACCTATCTCGTGGCTCGCCTGAGCCTAGAGACAGGAATTGCGCCACAACATTTGATTGAGTTAGATCCAAGAATGTTTAGAGCATTACTGGATGGACTCAAAGACAGAAACAAGGAGATGAGAGATGCTAATAGTAGAGCTCAGAGGAAACGCTGACCTACGCAAAGCACTCCGTCGATTTGCTCCAGACTTAGAAAAGACTCTAAAGAAAGAACTAGGTAAGGCTTTGAGACCTGTTGTGAGACAGGCTAAGTCTTTTGTACCTTCTGAATCTCCTATATCTGGATGGACTCCTCGTTCATTCTCAGAAGCTAGATTTCCATTCTATGATGCAGCTGAAATTAAACGCGGTATTACTTACAAAACCACTGTTGGCAAAGTAAATAAGCAAGGCTTCTCATCGATGGCTTCTATTCAAAATAAATCGCCAGTCGGTGCTATCTATGAAGGTGCTGGTCGTATCGGACCTCAAACTTGGGTTGGCCCTAAAGCAGGCGGTACAGGTAAAGGCGTTAGTAGATCATCTAATCCTAATGCAGGTAAGCAATTCATTATGAACTTGCCACCGTTATCTTCTAGTCTTAAAGGTCGCGGTCGCTTGATTTATCGCGCTTGGGGTGCAAATCGTGGTATTGCAGAAGGTGCTTCTATGAAAGCAATCGATAAGGCACTTAGCCAATTTAGAGCCAGAGCTGCTACAAACGTGTTTCGTAAGGCGGCATAATGCAAGTTAGAGAAGAAATCGTAATTGGTAGTAAGTTAGATGCCAAAGGATTCAAACAAGCAGAAACTGCACTCGATAAGTTAGGCAAATCAGCCAAGCATCTAGGTGCAGCTTTGGGCATTGCATTTGGCGCTCGTTCAATCTATCGCTTTGCAAAGTCCAGCGCTAAAGCATTTGCAGAGGATGAGAAAGCCACAGCTCGCCTGACTCAAAGCATCAATAACTTAGGTCTGGCGTTATCAGCAACAGACATCAACAAATACGTTGAAAACCTTAGTTTGCAAACAGGCGTGGTCGATGATCAGCTACGACCAGCCATGCAAGCGTTACTCCAAGTAACAGGCTCAGTAACTAAATCACAAGAATTACTCAATACAGCAATAAATGTAAGTCGTGGTTCAGGCGAAAATTTGACCACAGTAGCCAATGACTTGGCTCAGGCTTACGTTGGAAACCTCAAAGGACTTCGTAAATATAATCTTGGTTTGACTCAGGCTGAACTAAAGACTGCTTCCTATGCAGAAATCCAAGACAAACTCAATAAGACTTTTGCAGGTTCTAGCGCTGCTTATCTTAAGACTTATGCTGGTCAGTGGGAATTATTGACCACTAATGCAGGTGAAGCAAAAGAAGTAATCGGTAAAGGCATAATTGATTCGTTGGTTATCCTCTCTGGAAATACATCAGTCAAGGACTTAGCAGCGGACATGCAAATACTAGCAAAATCCACTGCTGGCGCTTTGACTCAATTAGCCACATTTGCTAAGAAAACATACGACGTATTCAAACCTATATTGGATGTCTTTGGTGGCATAAAAGATACTTTAGATTCAATAGCCAAGAACTTTCCTTCCTTGAATTTGATGGTTCCAAAGTCTGAAACTGGTCGCGCTCGTCGATTCTTTACTGGTGGGCAAAACTCTACCAAAGTGGGAGAACAAGCAGTTGCTGATAAGTTAGCAAAACAACGCGCAGCTGATTTACTGAAATTACAAAAAGCACAATTGAAAGCCACTAAAGATGCTGCCTATCTAAAAAAGGCCTCGGCTATATTTGAGTTATCACAGATTCAAATTGCAGCAGCACTCAAAGGCAAAATCTCAGAAGAAGAACGCAAGCGCTTAGAACTTCAAATGGCACTTATTAGTGGTAATACTGATGAAATTGCTAAAAAGGCAAGAGAACTTTCACAGGTTGAAGGAATAACAAAAGACTTATCCATTTGGTTAAAGAACTTGCCTACAGCTAAAAATCCATTTGAAGAATGGCTTTCATACCTTGATCAAGTTGCAAAGAAAATTGCAAGCCTTGGTGTGCCTGTTGCAGGACAACCTGCGCCACCTACACCACCACCTGCTACCAACAATCCAATGGGCACAAACATAGGTGAGCAATATGCCAGCGCTTATTCTGGTCAAGCAGGTGGACTCGCAAGTAACTTGCCTACTGTGGTCAATGTTTATCCTCAGGGACACCTCATTACAGAACGCGACCTTGCAACAATGCTAGGTGCATCATTAGAAACATCTTCACAATCAGGCGGTTCTGGCGGTAGTTGGTCTGGCGTTAGGGTTCTCTAATGGCCTTGCCAGCAACCCTTAGTGTTACGATAAATTTTAGTGACGGGCCTGTGTTCGGCCCAAGCTTCACAATTGGAGATCCGACTTACGGCAAACTTGGTGGCGTAGGAACTCTTGGCGCTAGCACAACACCAGCCCTTATTGCCGATGTAACGGCTCAAACTATCAAGATTGACACTCGCAGGGGTAGAAACATCAACCAAGACCTCTACGAGGCTGGAACGGCTGTTATACGGGTATTAGACCCTAATGGTGACTTCAACCCACAGAACACTTCATCGCCTTACTACACCTACCTACAGCCTCTTAGAAAGGTACGCATTACTGCTGACAACGGTACTGCTTACAACATCTTCTCAGGCTATACAACTGACTACCGTTACACCTATCCAGTAGGTCAAGACATTGCCTATGTTGATATTTCATGCGTGGATGGTTTTCGCTTGTTCAACATGTCTAACATTACGACAATCACAGACGGCACTGCTTCACAGGCTACAGGCACACGCCTAGGCAAGATTCTAGACATGGTTTCATGGCCTAATAACATGAGAACAATTGCCACTGGCAATTCGACCTGCCAAGCCTCATCGGTGGACACTTCGGTTAGATCAGTGCTTCAAGCAGCTCGCAACGTAGAACAGTCAGAGTATGGCGCTTTCTACATGGATGCCAATGGCGTTGCAGTATTTAAGTCACGCTCTCAGGTCTTAGCATCTGCTGGCACTGCCCCAACTATTTTCAATCAGGATGGCAGTGGCATTAATTATGCAAACGTAGCCTTCGCCTTTGACGATAAACAGGTAGTCAATAACGTGTCAGCACAACGCACTGGTGGCACTGCGCAGGTAGCAACCGATAGCGCAAGCGTTACAACCTACTTCACTCACAGCCTTTCATATTCCAACCTAATCGTTGAGACAGATGCAGAAGCACTCAACATAGCCAAGGCTTACGTTGCATCCCATAAAGACACAACCATCCGCATCGACTCAATGACTCTCGATCTAATGACTGCTAACTACAGCGCAGGAGTCAGCGCAGCTCTTGACCTTGATTACTTTGACCAAGTGCAAATAACTAACACACAGCCCGGCGGATCCACAATAACTAAGACTCTTCAAGTCCAAGGCATCGCTCATGCGATTACACCTAACACTTGGAAAACAACCCTCACCACGCAAGAACCAATTATCGATGGATTCATTATAGGAAGTTCCCTATACGGTATCCTTGGCACTAGCGTTTTAGCATACTAAGGAGTAATAATGGCAACAGGATTTCCAGCAGCAACAGGTGACGTAATGAGCGCGGCAATGTTCAATGGACTTGTTGCTTTCACATTGCAGACGACACAGACTGCCGATTACACAGCAGTATTAGCAGATTCATACCAAACACTTGTACAGATGAACAAGGCAACAGCGATTGCCTTCAAGATTCCTACTAACGCATCCGTTGCAATTCCTGTGGGATCTGCAATAACTGTCCTCAACATAGGTGCTGGTACTTGCACTATTTCAGCAGTAACCAGTGGTACAACCACAGTTCTTAGTGCTGGTGCAGTTGCAGCTAGTCCGACGCTAGCCCAGTATAAGTCAGCAGTGTGCGTGAAAGTGGCAACCGATTCTTGGTTCATTTTGGGCGCAGTGGCCTAATGCTCAATATCATCAGTGGCATTTTATCGCCACAAGCAGCTGCTGCTGTAGCAAACTCTTATGAGTCTATTGCTACAAGTACGGTGGGCTCTGGTGGCGTATCTAGTGTTACTTTTAGTTCTATCCCACAGACCTTTACACATTTACAACTTCGAGCGATGTACGGTACGACTAATCAAAATTCATACCTTCAAATTGGTACAAGTGGTGGCGCTAACACAGGCGCTCGTGGTCACATGCTCAATGGTAATGGTGGGACTGCTGCAAGTTTCAATTACACAGCAGGCGCTACAGGTCTTTATTTAGATTATTACGCACCAAGTGGTGTTACTCCTTTTTATGTTTCAGTTATAGATTTCTTAGATTACACAGATACTAATAAAAACAAAACCGTTCGCGCTTTATCAGGTGGAGACTGGAATGGTTCAGGGGAAGTTGATATTTCAAGTTTCCTGTTTGCCACAACTAATGCAATTACTTCTATAACAATCAGTGGCACTGCTACGAAACAATACTCATCGTTTGCACTTTACGGGATAAAGGGATAGCCATGGCAGCAGGATCAACTTACACCCCGATAGCAACTAACACACTAGGTGTTGCAACGGCATCGGTTACTTTTAGCTCAATTAGCGGCTCTTACACAGATTTAGTGATTGTGGTCAATGCTAAGGCAGCAACCACAGCAGCAGATGTATGTTTCAGAGTCAATGGCGATTCAGCAACCAATTATTCGCGCACAACATTGACAGGCAACGGCTCTGCTGCAGCATCTGGCAGACAATCAAACGTTAGTTTTGGGCGCTCATCGTCAGAATCGTATATGAACACAACTGAATTAGGAGTTTATATTCTAAACTTTCAAAATTACTCAAACTCTACAACTTACAAATCTGTATTGTGTCGAGGCAATAGAGCAGGTTCAGGCGTTGATACGACAATAAATCTTTGGCGCAATACGGCTGCAATTACTTCTATTGAAATAGCACCTGAATTTAGTACCAATTTTGCATCAGGCTCTACCTTTACACTCTATGGAATCGCGGCGGCATAATGCCAAATACATATACCAAAATAGCAAGCGTTTCACTTAGTTCATCTTCGGCTACCATGTCATTTACTTCTATTCCTGCAACATACACAGATTTATTGCTGAAGTTTTCTGCTCGTGATACTTCCAGTTTCGTAGCAAATAATATAGTCTTGACGATAAATGGTTCAGCAGTTACTTCAACCAAAAACCTTTATGGAAATGGTAGTGCTGCTACAAGTAATTCCAATGTCGGCGCAGGATTAGCAAACGCTGCTAATAGCACAGCATCAGTTTTCAGCAATACTGAAATCTATTTCCCAAATTATGCAAGTGCTAATAATAAATCGTTTAGCACTGATTCAGTAGTAGAAAATAATGCTACAGAAGCGTATGACTGGTTTTATGCTGGTTTATGGAGTAATACGGCAGCAATTACTAGCCTAACGCTTACCGCTGGTTCATCTGCATCTTTCGTTCAGTATTCAACAGCAACCCTTTACGGCATAGTGAAATCATAGGAGATAAAAATGGCAGATAAGAAAATCATCGTGAACTGTGAAACAGGCGAAGTCTCTGAGGTTGAACTAACCGCTGAGGAAGTAGCACAACGCGAGGCAGATGCACAGGCAGCTATTGCAGCCAAGGCACAAGCCGATGCAGATGCAGCAGCTAAAGCCACAGCTAAGGCTGCACTCTTGGCTAAGTTAGGCATCAGCGCAGAAGAAGCTGAACTCCTACTTGGATGAAACCAAGACTAAGTAAAGCTGCTTCACAACTCAGATTGCAGATAGATGATTCCTTCGCGGATAGAGATAGAACATCAGACGGCTGGGTTGGGGATACCCGACATAATCGAACTGTCTCTGATCACAATCCAGATGCTGAGGGTTGGGTACGCGCCATCGACGTTGATGCTGACTTGTCCAAGCAAAAAGGGCAGTCCGTATATCTGGCAGATCAGATACGACTTGCTGCTAAGAATGGCGAATGGCGAATTACTTACATTATCCACATGGGAAAAATTGCTAGTTCAAAGAAGCGTTGGGCTTGGCGCAAATACGATGGCATCAATGCTCACAACCACCACATTCACATCTCGTTTGCGAAAGAAGCTGACACTGATGGTGAGTTTTTTCAGATACCTATGCTAGGGGGAACAGAATGAATATGAAGAATCCATACATACTAACAGCAGGCGCATTTTTATCAGCTTGGGCTGCATCAAACTTTGCTGCTGATTACCGTTCAATCCTGTGGGCTATCCTTGCAGGCGTATTCGGATACGCGACACCTAAACGATGAGCCAAGAAGATTTCTTCACGTTCTACATTTCCACGCTATGCATTGTCGGTGGTCTTGCTGGTTATGTCATTACACATTTGCTCAGTGAAATAAAGAGACTCAATCAGCGAGTCGATGAGATTTACAACATACTTCTAGAGCGATAATTATCGACATGGCGAGGACTCGTAAGAAGGTCATAGACCTTGATACTTATTCCAAGTTAGATGCTTATACCATTGCAATCAATGAGTATTACAAAAGCCTACGCAGGGCTGGCTTTGCTGTTGATCTAGCACTAGCAATAATCTCAGAGCGTTCAACTTATCCAGACTGGCTTCTTCCTGCGTTGCCTAACAAGATTGACTCAATCCCATACGAAGATGATGAGGATGAATGATTCAACGCACTGTAGTCGTATCAGATTTACAGGTTCCATATCACGATGAAGTCGCAGTCAAAAACCTTGGGGCGTTTATCCGCGCTTGGAAGCCTCACAAAGTCGTCACGATTGGCGACGAAATCGACTTACCACAAATCTCACGTTGGACAGAAGGAACACCAGGCTGGTACGAGCAAACTCTTGGAGAAGATCGCGACCTTGCTGTTCAGACACTATACGACTTACAAGTAACAGACATGATTCGGTCTAACCACACAGACCGTTTATACAATGTCATTATGAAAAAGATTCCAGCATTCTTGTCATTACCTGAAATGAAGTTTGAACGTTTTATGCAGCTAGATGAACTAGGAATTACATTTCATAAGAAACCTATGGCTATTGCACCTAACTGGATTGCTATCCATGGGGATGAGCAGGGCATCAATCCTAATGCAGGGCTTACAGCCCTTGGCGCAGCGCGTAGGCATGGCAAGAGCGTCATCTGTGGACACACTCATAGGGCAGGGCGTAGTGCCTTCACAGAGGCTTCTGGGGGCGTTTTAGGGCGTGTTATCCATGGCGTTGAAGTAGGCAACCTAATGAACTTCAAACAGGCTGGATACACCAAGGGAACAGCTAATTGGCAACAGGCCTTTGCAACCATCGAGACTGATGGCAAGAGTGTGAACGTGCAACTTGTCTACATTGAGAAGGATGGCACTTTTCTTGTCAGTGGTAGGCGCTATGGAAAGCCTCGTTGATTCGATAGTCCCACTCAGACCTACGCTTGATGAGGCAGTAGATCTTGGAGAATTGTTATCATTTCGTTACCAAATGTAATTGATTCTGTCAGTTATCTGTGAGACCGTAAAGGTGTGAAGGTCGAACGAACCGACACATTAGGGCTAAATATCATGGATTGGATTCAGTTTATAGCAGCACTGTCGTTCTTTCTAGCGGCAAACTTTATTATGTATTGGCAAGGTTTCAAGGATGGAAAGCGCGAGGGTTATACTCGCGGTCGCAATGTCTCTCGACAAGCGTTCTGGCAAGAATGAAAGCCAATGAAATCCTTGACGAAGCAAAAGGACTTATCCTCGACAGAGGTGCAGACTACGGCACACCAGCTATCAATCACCTTCGCATTGCAAGACTCTGGTCAAGTTATCTCGATGTACAAATCGAGCCAAACCAAGTCGCAATCTGCATGGCACTCGTCAAAGTCGCACGGATCCAAGAAAGTCCTCACCACGAGGACTCTTACAAAGACTGCGCAGCTTACATTGCAATCGCTGGACAAATTGCATCAACTGATTGGG